GCTCTGACAGCAACAGGAACAGAGATGTTGAGTGTACCAGAAAAAGATCTGGCTACCTTATCTGACTCAGCTTCGTATACCTTGAACCATCTATGCAGTTCTGGTGTGGTTTCATACTTGTGTCCTCGTTGTATCAACCACTCATGAAGCCCCATCAAGCCAAGTCCTAAACGTCTATTTGAATTTCTAATCTCATACACTTTCTCGTAGGGAAGTGTAGCTCGGAGGGTGCCGCACAGTAGAAACTTTGTGGCAAGTTGGACAACTTCCTGCAACTGATTGAGGTCGTCAATACGAGCAAAATTAAGGCTCCCCAAATTGCATACGTCACTATCATCTTCACTAGTAACCTCCGTACATGCATTTCTGAGGGTTTCATTTTCCTTCTCGAAGAAGTTAAACGAGAACCCCGGTTCACCTGTTCTAAGAGCTTGATGTACATTAGTCCTAAAGACATGGCCTAGATCTCCTTTCTCCCAATAGTTTAACAACCATTCGGTATCATAGTTCACACTGATGTTGGTCATATCCAGAGGGGCAGGAAAGTTAAAGTCATCCTGTTTAATATCAAACAAAGTCTTACCTGTATTTCCTACTGGCATATCGAACCAGTTCTTGGCAGTCAGAAACTTATCTATGTCATCGTGCTTCCAGTTCAAGGATGCATAGATAGCAGACCTACGACTACCACCCTGCATAACCTTCTGACCTATAGAATTAATCATCTGCATCTTAGGTATGGGACCAGAAGCCACACCACCTGTACCTTTCAAGGTTTGTCCTTCAGATCTGTAAGTGGAATAGTCTACCCCAATACCACCACCTGTCATTAGACAGGACTCAGATTTCCAAGACAGGTTAGCCCAATCTTCTCTGGTATCCTCCTCTGCTTTAAGTAGATAGCAGTTATTAAAGAACTTCTTATCTCTTCCTGCATAGTAGAGATACCTACCTCCGGGCAAGAACCTGAGATTGGATATGTGATCTATCAAAGCTTCCTTCTCATCTTTACTTAGATTGTTTTGACAGACATCCTCTACTAGTGTACAAGCCAACTCATGAAAAGTCTCTGCTCCTTCATGAGAATACTTAGTATAAAATATATCTTCACTAAACTTAGATCTGAATTGTGGATTACGATTTGACTTGAACATGTTTCCCCCTCTCTATTAAATCATTAAATAGATCTGCTTGCTCACCTTCCTCTGGATATTCTAATGCTAATAATAGTTCAGCATAATGGATTACTTTTTTGATGTCTTCCTTTCCCTCTCCTTTTTTGTTATGTCTGGTAACATACTTTACAATATTAGATTCACACGTAGTCAGCTTGTTTAACTGACAGTAAACTGTGGGTTGTATAATACAATCTTTATAATGATCTCCCCCAATCTGTTTGTCTAAAGGATTAGAGGAGGGCTTTAAATTTTTTCCTGACATCTGTAACATCTCCTGATTTTATAACTTCATATGCGTAATGTCTAACTCTATATGGGGAAACCCCAGCTTGAATACATATCTGTTCAAAGTCTTCACAGGTAGTACCAATAGAAGAAAAAAACCAAGCATCAGCTTGCTTTCTATGTACCTTTATATGACTCGCCTCTCCCTCTTGTTCAGGTTTGGTTAGATCAAGGAGAGCCTGAATAATAACAGATAGATATAATGTTTTATATGAATTTTTATTTGTTAAATCATATAGAGATTGTGCGGAAGTGAGGGAAGCAAGATCAAATTGGGACATGTTCTTGAATAGGCCGTGAGAATTTACCGCCTATATAATTATTATAAAAAGCTGGTTCATCTGTCCCTTCCAGTGTAGAAGTTAACACATTATATTTTATTTGATAGTAACATTCATAGTATTTTAAACTTCTCTTATTACCAAACTCTGCAATAATTTCAAACTTAAAATGTTTCTTTCCAATCTTTTCAATATCTTCCGAAAGAGTTTTACTCGAACCCATATAAGATTTCCAATTGGATTCTGTTTTCTTTCTTCCCTTTCTAAAAAAATAATATTGCTTGCAACCAATGTAAGCTTTCCTATTCTTTAAGTTTGTGATACGATAAACAAATCCAAACTTACCTAGATCTGGATCTCGATCCCATTCCCAATGCATTACCAGTTAACCACTTCTAAAACATCTGGTTCTTTTCTTACCTGTACCAGATATCTTTTACCTTTTGCATACTCGAAGACACGTATGCCCTTACCATCATTAATATCTTTCCAACATTCTCTTTTATGGCTACAATAAATGCACCCAATAGCAAGCTTGTAATTACCAGACTTCCCATCAGGAACAGGATCATAACATCTATCAGGAGGTTTAGAATCAGTAACCATTTTCTTAAGATGTTTAATTCTTTTATCTGCATTAATCATTTCCATCGAATGAACAGGAGTAAGACATATATCTCCAGTTGATTTATCTATAACTAAAAAAGCAGCCTCATCTACATTATTAGCTTCAGCATAAGCTGAGATCTGTCCTATATAACCAAACGGATCATCGTTAACTAGATCATTATTCTTAAATTTCTGAAAGCTTTTTCCAGAAGAACTTTTACAATCAACCAGAACATCATCTATCATTGCATCTTGATGTCCTTTAATTCCTTCTACTTCCACCTCTTTCTGTTGATGTGAGACTGTGTGTCCTGCTATCGAAGAACAGAGGAGAAGAAACTCTTCAAGAATATATCCGTATAAGAATTTAATTCTAGTGCTAGGCTTAAGAGCAAAGCTCTCTTCCTTTTTACTATTAATATTATACCATAACTGTCTGTCTGGTTTTCCTATAGCAGACAATCTTAAGTGTCCATTCGTTGACGGCTTCTCGTATAAGAAATCTTTGACATGTAACTTAAGCATATCACCAAAAGTATCTATACATTTATCTACATCTTTCTCATCCATAGCAATAGGATCAAAAGAAAATAAATTATTTATATCCTCAACTAAAGTATCAATTGTTTTTTTCATTTATAAAAAAAGAGGGTAGTAAACTGGAAAGTTTACCACCCTCCTTATCTCCTTTAATTATTAGGAAGCGAAGGGTATTTCTTCTAACCCTTCATTCACGTACCCTCCGGGTACAACATCAAAGTCATCTGTATTATACTCTACTAACTCTACTACTTGTACAGCATTAAGATAACCTTTGACACCGCCACCATATACAGTGTACTCTTTCGGAAAATAAGATGCATTAACCTTAGAGCCATTTCCGATACGCTTATTAGTAGGAAAGGGATTGCGTTCAGAATCTTTTACTGTAATGGCACGGGAAGAACCATCTTTGGTACGAGCGTACTGCTTGAGAGTGACAAAATCTCCACGATCATCACCTTTATTTTTAATAGTTAGGCCATCGCCTTCTGCAACCTTCTTGTTCTTTGCATTAAGATTACAAACTTCGATTGACCACTCGCCATCGGGATTAAATTTAGTATTGGGGGTAATGACATGTGCCCAGTACGCTTCGCCTGAAATGATACTCATATACTTTACTCCTTTTTTGATAATTACAATTAACGTTAAACTTTAAAGGTTCATTTCCTTTCTTATTGTTGGGGAAGTATATCACACTCAAGATAGCAGGTCAACATCTAATTTATTAATGTGTCTCTGCCCATGTCTTCCCTATCTTATGCTCACAATCCAGAGGACATTTCATATTTAATATCTCTGTTGTTTCATGCATAGCATCCTTGGTCAGCCGTCCAAATCTTTCTGTATCTTTTTTAGAAACTTCAAACTGATACTCATCGTGGATGGATGCTACCAGTTTAGCATCAACCCCTTCTTTTCTAATGTGACTGTCCATCTGTACCAGCCACTGCTTACATACGATAGCCCCTGCTCCTTGTAAGAGAGTGTTAAGGCTGGCATGAGAAGCTCTGATATGTAACTGTCTACCGTCTAAAGCTCCAACCTTTCCTGTCTTAGAAGCTTCTATAATATTATTTCTTAATCTTTTTAGCTTCGGCATATTCTGTAGGAAGTTATCAATTAATTGCTGTCCTCTCTTAGCACCAGCACCTACTACCTTACCTACCTTAAAAGATCCAGCCCCATAAAGAAAGGCATAGATGAAAGTTTTTGCTTGGTCCCTTGTCTCTAACCCAGCAGCTTTCTGATTGGCTGTATGAACATCCCCTGTCAGAACTTCCTTAGTAAACTCTTCATCTTCCATGTAATGAGCAAGACAACGTAGCTCAAGACCACTAGCATCAGTACCTATCAGAGTGTGGGTATCAGGATTATCTATAGTCCATAGCTCTCTACATTCCTTACCGTAAGGACTGTAACTGGCTGGTACTTGGGCCATGTTAGGACTGTGATGGGCCATCCTCCCTGTTACGGTACGTAAGGTCAGTACCTTTCCCCTGACTCTATCATCCGCTCCACATGCCTGTATCCAAGCTTTAAGTAAACCTGTACGCTTTTGTAAGAGGAAGTACCGACTAAACATCTTAGCCTCTTTCATATTTATCTTATCAAGAATTTCTTCAGAGACTATAATGTTTCCCTTATCAGTGTGATGTTTAGGCTTCCACCCCTTCTCCATCAGACGTTCAGCTATCTGTTTTCTACTGGCAATATTAAAAGATGTACTCTTACGTACCTTTCTAACAGGAGAGTAAGTGATAACAGGTTCAAACATTTCTTCTGCATCTCTTTCAAGCTGATGCTGTTCATCTTCAAGCCTAGATAATAGAAGCATTCCTTTTCTTATATTAAAAGCAAAGCCATTCACCTGCTGCTGATCTATGATAGCTCTCACCTTTCGTTCCAATTCGTAAGAGCGTGTCGAGAACATCTTCCCTTCTTCTTCTAAAGTCTTGGCAAGTTTACCTGTCAACTCGACATCTGTTTTACAGTACTCTAACATCTCTGGACTATAATATTCAAACTCAGTGAAAGTTCCCTTGGGAAATTTAAGTCTTTCTCCCCATGTTTCAAGGGAATGTCCTCCCTCTCTAATAGGATTGTATAACTGAGATTCAATAAGAGTATCTCTTATCTGATTTAATTTAATGTTAGAACCTGTTAATTTATTTAAGACAGGAGCATCAAAACTAATACCGTTATGCATTATAAACTGATCTATTTGTTTAGACCAATCCCCGAACTGTAGACACTCATCTCCTATCCAAACTTTTTCTGTACTGCCATCATAAGAATGAGCTACAATGCAGTGTATAATATTAGCACTAAGATTGTTTGTTTCTATATCAACTATTGCTCTTTTCATATGTCATGTCCACTTGATAAGCTTGTTTTATAGGAATGTGGAAAAACAATTCTCCCTTTTTAATATTCCTATTGGGTGCTTCCTTGACTTCACTTTCCAGTACCGTATCTCCATCTATATGCCATGCCTTACTACAATCATGGTTAAAAACTATAAAAGTTAATAGACATTTGCGGTGCTTGTCCTTCCATCTATCTAATAATCTTTTCTTTCTATAAGGGATACGTAACTCAGCCCATGAACTAGGCCACTCCCCTTTCCATGCATACTTGATTTCTACTTCATAGAGTTGTGCTTCTCCTCCATCATCTGTCTTGACAGTCAGATCAAAGTAAGTAGTCTCCTCTGAATTAACAGTACATCTAGGTTGATTATGTTCCAACCATCCAATCATCTTTTGTTTAGCAGTAGTGTCTGCTATATCATAGAGTGTTTTATCAAACGGTTTCTTCATTGTCATTCTCCATAAAAGGATTGTCAACCTGAGACATGCGTCCTGTTTCTTTATCATAAAATAAATAACATGCTATACCTGTGTCACCTGTATATCTATTCTTTAATATGCGAATAGTGGTAGTGTTAGCCTCATGATCATCGTCTGCTTGTTGATTTCTTTCCATAGCAATAACACTGTCAGATAGATGAGCTATACTGGCTGATCCTCTGAGATGAGAGAGACTAACTTCCCTGCCATCTTCATGTCCTCTATCTCCTGCTGGCCTACGTAGATGAGAGACAAGCAGTAAGGCTATACCTGTTTCCTCTACTAAAGATCTGAGCTTGGTCATTAGAACATCAATAGACTTTCTTTCATCTCCAAACTCCTCATTTCCTGATACCAATATAGAAAGATGATCCAGAAATATCCACTTACAATCCAATGCTTTAGCCATATACCTTACACGATCTAGAACTTCATCATTAGATACAGATCCGAAATGATCAAAGGCATAGAACCTTTTGTTATCAATAGTTTTCTTCTGCCATTCTTTTAATTGATCATCAGTAAACTGATCTCTAATTTCTTTAATATATAATCTAGCGTTAGCTTCCACGCTCATGATATTGAAAGCTGTATTCTTTATGTTCTCCTCCATACAAAGGATGCCTATATTATCTAATGTATTCATCATGATGTGATGCATAAGTTCTCTAATGATAGAACTCTTTCCCATACCAGCACCGCTTGTAAAAGTAACGAGTTCTCCAGTTCTTATACCATAGGTTTTCTCATTCATCTTAGGCCAAGGATATAGACAAGTCTCACTATAAGTTTCATCGTAAAGACTGTCACCCAGATCAGCAAGATTTATAATACCAGCAGGTGTATAGTTCTTGGCATCCCACCATGCCTGAGTAAACTTCTCTCGCTTATTAAACTTTAAATATTCATTAGCATCTTTTAATTCAAGAGATATAATCTTACACTTATTAGGTTCAAATAACTGAGCTACCTTCTGGGATGCTTCTCGTCCCGGCTTATCATTATCAAAACATAAGACTACATTATCAAACTTATTCAGATACTCAAAGGATTGCTTACAATTTTCTAAAGCAGAGGCTGCTCCATTCTTTATAGAAACAACAGGCCATTTACTACCCAGCAATTCGTAAGCTGACATAGCATCTATCTCTCCTTCACATACAGTTATATACTTACCACCGCTATTAAAAATATTCTGTCCGAACAGAACGGCCTTTGATAGATTACCTTCGGACCAGAACTTTTTATTCTGAACTTCTTTAATCTTGTTAGCTGTATGACTACCCTCCTCGTCATAATATTTATAAATGTGGTGAGTAATTATAGAACCTGTTGATTTAACTTCAGTATTATATTTCCTTACTGTATCCTGAGTAATTTTTCTATCTGGAATAGCAGCTATAATACCTTGTATCTTACTGTGTTCAACTCCTGAATATTTCTTAGACTCTGACATTAAAAGTACTTTCGATTTATGTTCCATATCTTCTCCAAATCTAGTGTCACAACTAAAACAAAATGAATGTCCATCAGAATGCTGAACATTCCCATCACTTGACCCACATTCTGGACATGAGCCTCTGTCAAGCCATCCTTGTGTCATGGCCGCTCCTATTTAATGGTTGTAGCTTTCTCTAATTTATAGGATATGTCTGGTTCGTATCCCATGTGGCGACATAACGTATATCTATATTCTATTTCTTCTTGAGCATGTTTCTTATTCTTATAAGATCCTACGGTTATGTTACCAATTTCTTTTTCGAGAACAATATTCCACTTAGATATCATCGAATGTCTCCTTCAAGAGAATGTTCATAAAACTTTCTTTGTCTTCCATAATTTCATCCGTTTCTTTCTTGGCTAATTTTTTAGATTCCTTTTGAGAGTACCCTTCCTTATGGTATTGGTATACCAGATGTCTAAATATATTGTGTCTCTCCTTTTGAAATAAATTTTTACTCATAATTCTACCCATTCTTGAACTGCTTTCTTATATCCTAAGTCCTCTAGTTTTTGACGCAACTCTTTTATTATCTGATCTTTCTCCTCTACTTGTTGATTAAGGTATTCAATATTTTTATGTAACTTAGTAGCCATACTTTCTTTTGTCTGCATAGTATACTCCTGTCACTCCCTCATGTCAATGTAGAATAGATGTTTACCTATTGATCCTAAAGCTTTAAAGCGAGGGTCAGATGCCCAGCGAGGGGTCACATAGTTAGCATGATAATGGGTAGCACCGACAGTTTGTCTTACTTGTATACCTTTCAGTGCCATCTCTGAAACATTAATAGATTTAATTAGCCCTTCAATTTCTATAAATCTTTCAGCCTTACCATCACACCAATAACTAAATTGACACCTATCCCTAACAGGATTACCTTTCCAATACTTTCCTTGATGTACTACTTGGCAGATTGTATTGGGAAAGTTACTGTTTTCTTTTCTTGTTAGTATTACATTAGCT